TGCAACCATCTCATTAGTACCGTCACCGATAGCCGACGGCTTGAAGTTGAATCGCACAGGCCGCATCTGCTTGACGAGATCAACAGCACCAGTAAGATCACGCACGTTGTCTTTCATCGCTGCCCGTGACGACGAATAACCGACCTTGCCGCCGGTCATAATCATCGTGGAACCCGTCAGGGCTTCTTCACGAATAAACGTCGAACCTGAACCTGTCCAGTTGATGTAGGTACTGAGGGCTTGCCCATAGTTGAAATACAGATCGCCATCGTTCATCCCGTTGCCATTCCATGACTTCCCGTTCAAGTGACGGATGGCAACTACGTTCTGGAACACGGCGTTCATGTAATGAGAAGCACCAGAACTGGTCGCTACTGTAAGCCCACTATTCGCTGTGTCGGTGCCGATACCGACGAAACCCGTGTTTTGGTTGATGGTCATATAGTTGGCTTCCCAGTTGCCCGAATCATCGGTACGTTGGAAAGCCATACGGTTATTGTCGAACCCGATACTCATGCCCCGCTGGCCGGAAGTATTAGCGGTGTTTGTAAATATCAGACGGTGGTTAGCAGTCGTGCCAGCGAGATGCAGAATGTTGTTAGGGGTGGTGGTGCCGATACCGACGTTGCCGCCGCCAGATATTTGAAAGATATTGGTTCCACTGCTATTATTTACTCTTAGTCCTTCATTATTATGTACACCAATTTCCACCCAGTAAGCAGTAGTGCCGATGTACTTATTTAAATCAGCATTATCTGTTGTTTTAAAGATAATCTTATTTGAATTACCACTCGTACCACCTTCAATCCTAATATCACCATTATAAACGTGAAGTTTAGATGCAGGAGCCGTCGTGCCGATACCGACGTTGCCCGTATTGGTGATTTTGAACCGTTCATCGCCGCCGCAGCGAATAGCAAATGCCCCCGGTCCAGCAAACTTCAAATCCGTACCCGAGTTGGATACCGTCTGGGAAAGCGTACTGTTCTGTAGGATACCCAGATTCCACATAGCATCGAACGAAGTGTTATACGGTGCATCGTTGGAGTAGCCCCACGACTGCAACCGTGCCCACGCATAGTCCGACTTGGTAGTGATATGCAGCAACGTGTGGGGCCAATCAAGAACTTCAGTAGAACTGGCAGGAGTTCCTGTCCAGTTCTTGATATGAACGGGTCCGCTGACCTGTAGTTTGGGTTCGGCCCATGTCGTGTAGTCGTGGATCGTTGAATCCGCTATACCGACGCTGCCTGTATTAGTGATCCGCATACGCTCAGTGAACGTCCCAGTTGTAGACGACCCGAATGTGGTTTTAGCCGTCGCCCCGCAATGGATACGCAACTCGTTGGACTGAACCTGAATACCGTAACGATCCCCCGAGCCACCAGTGCTGTGATAGAAGTCGATCTTGTTGCCCACAGCATTAGCAAAGGACAATAAAGTCAGTGTGCCCACTGAGGTAAGCGATGACGCTGTAACCCCCGAAGCCAGCGTGCTACCAGAGAGCGTGCCAGCAGCAGCCGTAACCGTGATATTTCCAGTGCCATCAAATGACACTCCGTTAATGGTGCGGGCTGTTGCCAAGGCAGTGGCGGTCGCAGCATTGCCCGTAGTGGAGCCAGACGACCCCGAGGTGTTGCCTGTGACGTTGCCCGTCAAGGGACCAGCAAAGGCTGTTGCCGTGGCGGTGCCTGTAACGGTGATGCCCTGATTGAAATCCCAAGTATCTGTCGAATTAGTCCACAGGATCGTCTTATCCGACGCCCCCTTCAACGTGATCCCGCCACCATCAGCAGTCGTATCAGACGGTGTAGCAACAGAACCAAGTTCAAGATTCTTATCGTCCACCGTCAACGTTGTAGAATTAACCGTAGTGGTTGTCCCATTAATAACCAAGTCACCAGAAATAGTCAACCCTGTATCCGAGAACACCACATCATTACCAGACGCATCATCAGGTCGAATAACAATATTGCCAGTACCTGTATTACGAATAATCAAATCAGCATTGGTTCCAGACTGACGAGTCAGAATCGAATCGCCTGAATTACCGACAGTCAAATCACCACCATCAACCGACATGTCGCCACTAATAGTTAATCCGGTCAGCGTACCAACAGAAGTGATAGCGGTCTGAGCAGCATTCGTAACAGTATTAGCAGTACCAGAAGCATTACCAGTCACATTACCAGTAAGAGGACCAGAAAAAGCACCGGCAGTTAACGTGCCGGCAACGTCAACAGCGCCATTAGCTGCAATTATCATACGCTCCGTGCCGGCAGTATCAAAACGAATAATATCTTCATCAGAAGCTTGCTCCATCTGAATCAGAGTGTCACCATCAGCATCAGACATAGACGAGCCAAAGTCAGTAGCGTGACCTATCTCAACCCAAGCCGAATCATACCGGACAAACAATTGACCAGTGTCAGACTCAAACCAGAAGTCACCACCACTAGCGTCAGACGGAACACCGTCTTGAGCATAGTAGGTAGATGAATTCTGGTTTAAGTGCCAATAAGTACCATTCCAAGTCCATGTCTTATCACCAACGGTATGGGTATCATTTGTGGACGGAGAGTCGGGGAAGTTGATAGCCATTATGCAGACTCCAGTTCGGTAACCCGAGCGGTAAGGGTCTGGACGGCCTGTAGCAGCATCGGCACCAGTATCGAAGACTTGATGGCCTTCACGCCATATTGATCCGTTGAGACTAGACCGGGTATGTGTGCTTCAACCTGTTGGGCGACCAACCCGAGTTGTTTGATGCTTGGTTCGTCAAGCATCTCAAAGGCACCTTCTGTTGGTGACTGGTGATAGATAGCGTCACCATTCGTGGTAATCGGCAACCCGTCGGCGTCATAAGTCATGTTGCCATCATCGTCCAGAACAGACACCGGCTTATAGGTCGGGTTGCCATCATCGTCCAGTTCAGGAATCCTCGTCGGCACGAACTGCTTGTCCTTGACGAAGTTGACAACCTCTAGGTTCAGCAAATCAGCGAGGTAGTCGCGGGCAGGTTCAATGTCCATCTTGAGACGTTCGTCCGAGATTTGACCCCATGTGCCGTTCGTGTTGTAACAGTTGCCAGCGGACGTAAACGAAACCCTTGTAACACCTCCCCACAACATGCGAATATCGTCGTCGTAGCGGTCAATGTAGAAGTCTCCCGTATGGGAACTCCCGCCATCAAGATGTAACTGACCGCCCTCACGGGTACCGTAGCCTCTGATCCTGAGTTGCCCGCCTTGGGTGCCGCGCTGAATCTGAACGGCTTCATCGCAAGTGTTTGTGGTTGCCACACCCGTCCATGAGTTCTGCACCACCGCATTAGCCGAATGACCCGCCGTCGAAACATGGAACGTGATTCCATAGGCGTGGTACATCTTCATAAACTGGCCGTAATAGTTGGCGTTTATACAGTTCACCGTGTCGTTCGCTGATTGGGACGCATAGACATTGTGGCCGAAGATCGCCATAGCCCCTGAGTTGGTACGGCCCATCGCTGTCATGTCCTGAAGGAAGATGTTCTGACCCGCTACATGCAACCTTGCTGCCGCATGTGGAGAAGAGTTGGCGATACCGACGTTGCCGTTCGAACCTTTAATCCGCAGCCGCTCAGTCCATGAGGTTGACGACCAAATAATGTCAGCACCAACATTCATCTGCCACTTGCTAGTCCCAGCGTTCAAATAACGAACACGGACCTGATTATCGTTGGAACCCTCACCGTCTAGAATCAACGCTGTCGGCCAGTCGCCGTTGCCCTTGATATAGGCAGCCGTATTACTTATACCGTTGGTCGTATAGGTGCCACTGTTGGCCGCACCAAGAACATGCAACGGTGCTGATGGCCCACCGTCACCAGTACCTATGGCTGCCCCAGCGGCACTGACTTTCATGGCCGTGGCGTTGTTGACACGAATGTAGTGCGCCGAACCGGAGGCGCAGTTCAGGAACAGGTTCGATGAGTTGGAGTAAAGGTTGTAGACGGATGACACGCTCCCAGCGTTGTCCCCGAGGTACAACAGCCCGTCCAGCAGGAATGTGGCCCCAGCAGCGTGCAACTTGTGAGTCGGGCTAGTAGTGCCTATACCAACGTTGCCTGTTGACTTGATGGTCATCTTCTCTGAACGCTGTGTACCAGCGTCAGTTGTATAGAAATGAAGGCTGCCAGTTACCGTGGCCGAGGCTGTCAGGCCAGTGTCTATCGTGGCACCAAGGCCACCCACCTCTTGTGCCGTGCCGTCGTTCTTCTTGGTCCTGAACTGAAGATTGGAACCTGCGCCGTCTGCGGTCACGTTCAGTCTGCTGACATAGAGCGGAGCATAAGACGCTGAGTTGTGATCGGTACTGGAATCCTCACGAATGTCCCAAGGAACAGGGGTGCCGCTTCCCGTATGAGAAGCAATGATTCCTAAGCCTGTCCCCGTGTTCTCAAGGAGTACGTTGTCATCATGGTCGCCTACTGCATGGAAGGTGCCCGCTACTTCCAGTCTGTAAGAAGGCGAAGTGTCTCCGATACCGACGTTGCCGGTTGCGTCCTTGATCGTGATGCCACGAGCCTCAACCCACGATCCGCTGACGTTGGAGGAAATCTGTAGACGATCATTGTCGTAATGGGAGAACGACCAACTGGTGTTCGCATTGTAGAACTCGATTTGCGGGTTGTCGCCACCTGCGCCGAGAGCCAGATTGGTGTAGCCGCCACGGGCTGTCGAAGTGTCGATCTTCAGGTCAGTCAGAGAACCCACTGAAGTAATAGCAGTCTGGGCTGCCTGTGTAACTGTCAATGCGGTACCTGAGGCGTTGCCGGTGACGTTGCCAGTCAATGGGCCAGAGAACGCAGCAGCAGTCAGTAGACCAGTGCTAGGATTATATGTAAACCCAGTGTCTGTCTCAATACCCTGCGTGCCGGTAGCACCATCAACGAAAGTCGGATACACTGTCTCGTCTGTTGAGTTGTTAGCAACTGCTGTAATATTTGTTGCTTCAGTTGCAGTCGCAGCATTACCCGTAGTAGAGCCAGATGACCCCGAAGCGTTACCCGTGACGTTGCCAACCACTCCACCAGAAGCCGTAATAACTCCCGTAACACGAGTAGTGCCGGTTACATCAAGACTATAAGAAGGGGTAGTATCATTAATACCAACCCGATTATTTGCAACATCAACCTTTAAAACATCAGGAGCCAGGGACGCACCATAAGCGGTCCACTTCTCGCCATCCCACTCCCAACGCTTACCGCTGACCGTGTGAATGTCGCCATTCGATGGGGAATTGGGAAAGTCAATAGCCATTACGCAGCCTCCTCTTCGGCTCCCGGCTCATACGGGGGCGTGTGATTGTCAACACCCTCGTATTCGGTGATTAGGTGACCCTCATCGTCAGCCCAATCGTTGTCGATGACCATGTGGTCATCCTGCCGTTCACCAATAACCATCCATGAACACACCGCGTCAGCCGTATCGGAAGTAATTGTCAATGTCTTACCCGATAGGGACCACTCTACCGCATTGCCCGATGAGGCGACCATCGACCACGGGTCTTGACAGAGTACTTCCCATGTCCCATCCGTCATATCGGCTTCGGTGTCAAGGTCTATGGTTGCCGTACCGCCCGACAAAGTTACGGTTCCGCGATAGATCAAGTCGGCTTTCGGTCCCTCAATGAACGAGTGGCGAAGCCGCCAGTCACCGCCCTTCGTCGGGTGAGGAATGTCGAATGTCCCCGAAGTCTTGGACATGGCACCCGACGAATTGATAGTCATACGGGTGATGCTGTTTGTAGAAATGTGGAAACTGTTATTATTGTGGTCATACGAGATGGCACTTGTCGCCGTACCCTGCGGATCGGCAAACATGATGTAGCCAACCCTGTCGTTAGGAGTCAGAATCGAAAGCGCGCAATAAGTGTTACTTTCAATAATCATTGCCGTGTATGAATGAGCGTTCGCTCCTGAACTCCCATCTGAGACAGTCAGGTTGCCGTAAGACATCGCGGCTTTCCCGATGCCGACACGGCCCAAGTAGTCGATCACCATCGCCTCGTTCGTAACCCCATTGCCATAGTTGTTGGAAGTTCCAAACGACAGGTATGAGCCACTACCCGTATGCTTCGCCGCAACACGAGCATTCGGGCCTGACGATGTGTTATATCGGAAGTCGATTGACTGGTAGTCGCCAGAGTTGTAGTCCGTGTTTGAGATCGTCAACGCGCCACGACTGTTGCTGATGAAAGTCGTCAAGTCTTCGTCGGAGGCGATCTCTAATGCGCTGACAGGGCTGGTGGTGCCGATACCGACCTTGCCGTCTACCTTGATTACAAAGACCGGGGTAGCCCAAGTCTGACCCCCAACAGCAGTTGAAGGAGCAATCTCAAACCCCTGATCCACCACAGTCTGCGTGGTGACCCGCCAGTTGTAATTCCCGCTGCCTGCGTCAGAGTGAAGGAACAGCCCCTCATCGTCGTATCTACCAAAGTGAGCGCTTGAATTAGTTGCCCCCGAGGTAACAGAAAGGGCACAAACAGGGCTGGTGGTGCCGATACCGACATTGCCCGACGAGTTGATTATCATGCGAGTCGTATTGTTCGTTGACAGATAAACGTGACCGCCAGCGGTTTCATTCTTGATATAAATGTCATCAGTAGAAGGAAAACCGATGTACCCGATTCGAGTTGTACCGTTCGTGTCGTTGAAGGTGATGTAGCCGCCCAAGGTGTCGGTCTGGGTGATTGCAATAGCCGAAGCGTTCGTGCCTTGGACAATCAACTGACCGCTCGTCCGAATGCTGCCAGTAACATCCAACGGAACAGCAGGGCTGGTGGTGCCGATACCGACCTTGGAATCCTTGAAATAAACAAAGTCACTACCGCCAACCCGAATACTCAGTTCATCACCATCATGGTCATACTTGAAACCACCAACCGCCGTATTGCCCGAGTCGCCAAATCTAAGGAAACCTTCGCTCGTAGTTCCCGAGCCAATAACAACAGCCATATTTCCATCTGATTCAAAAATAGCGTGCTGTGATGACGCTGGAGTAATGCCCGAATCACCATGACTTACATGAAGCAACTTGTCTGGACTGGCGGTGCCGATACCGACACGATTGTTCGATGAGTCCACCTTCAACGTGGACGTATCAACTATCAGATCGCCAGTGATAGTGGCCGAAGAAAGCGTGCCAACCGAAGTGATTGCAGACTGCGCTGCCTGCGTAACCGTCAATGCAGTACCGGAGGCGTTGCCTGTGACGTTACCTACAACCCCACCAGAAGCCGTGATCGCCCCCGTGAATCTACTCGTACCAGACACATCCAACGGATACCCCGGCGAAGCCGTACCTACACCAAGACGATTATTCGTATTGTCCCAATGCAAAAGCGTATCCGACGCAAAAGAATTACTTTCAGAAAACTGAATCTTTCCAGCAGCACCAGACACACCAGAAGCAGAAGCAACACCAATCTCAACCCACTGACTAGAAGACCCATCAGCATAATAAACAAGGGTACGGCCAGTATCAGTCTCATACCACAAATCACCATCAGAAGGACTAGAGGGAGCAGTATCAGAAGTAGTAATACTTGAACTACCCCCGCCACTAACCTGGCGCCACGTTGAGCCTGATCTAAAGTAGAACGCATTGTTCGTCGTGTCAACGGCAAGGGCACCGTCAGACAGGGAGGAAGAAGGCGCTCCACTTGAGGTGGCAGTAATCAGGCCCAACGCAGCTTCTAAGGTGTCGTCGGTTTTGAGGGCATTGGCTGCGGAACGGTATAATGTTGCATCTCCAGTAGCGGAACCGCTGCCCCAAGTTAGTTTGCCACCAGCATCGATTAAAAGACGGGATTGAGAATCCCCAGTTACACGGGTTCTAAGTGCCTCAGATGCGGCAGATCCTGCGTCGTCAATTGATATAGATGTCTTAAAAGATCTAGCCACGACCTCAACCGTCCTTGTGTATTATAGCACACCACCCTCAAGCAGTCTGCTAAATTATTAAATTTTAGCCTATCACTACTGCCCGATAATCGGTTCCGCTCGCTGGAGCGGTTGCAAAAGTAATTGTAACTGTATTCGTTGTAGCATGAGCAATATCAACTTCGACCTCAGAATACGGTGAAGCTGAAGTATACACCGTCACATCAACATCTCGAGTTCCGAGACTGTGTGTAACAGTGAACGCTGCGGTGCTTGCATTGCCAGTCAAAGTAGCAACCGCTCTTGTCATGAAACCAAGATTTGTTTTTGCTGCAGCGGCAGACGTTCCAGCCGTACCGCCATTTGCGATTGGCAGAGCACCCGTAACATCAGAAGTAAGATCAATGGTGTCTCTACTCAAAACACCATTCGTAAGAGTAATACCTCCACCCGCCAATGTGTCTGCAACCTTTAATCCGTTACCGCCAACTGTCAGTCCTGGGTTTGAATCCAAATTGACAGCCAACGCGCTGCCGCTCTTGGACAAACCATTTCCGGCAGTAACACCAGTGGCTGAAGCATAGTGAGTCCACGTTAATGCAGTGGTGCCGAGCGTAATGGGATCATTTGTAGTTACCACCCATTGCGTGTCAGCATTTACAGTACCTTCATTGACCCACACAAATGCGCCACCAACGGCTTCACTTGATGAATCGAAGTCTGTTGCCCTACCGGCTGTACCGGAAGAAACAACAACATAGATTCCATTCTCCGCCCCAGTTGACTGGTTCTTCAGAAGAACACGGTCACCAGTAGCAAGCGTCACACCATCAACTGCGTCACCATTCTCAAGAGCGCTAGTGAGAGCAACATTGGCAGTACTTGCAGCACGAACAGGATCTTTAACATTTAAACCCGCCTTCGTAGCATCAACATATGCCTTAGTAGCAGCATCAGTATCAGAACTAGGCGCACCCAAACTCGTGAGACGCTGAGAGTTCATCGACGTAGACGCTGTTGGCGATGCCATTTCGTCTAAACGATTTGTACGAACCTGCGTATCAAAGTTGGAAATTGTGCTGGCTACTTGTGTTCCAGTATGATTTCCCCTTGCAAGATAATACGAACCTTCTTGACCGTCAACCTTGTCCGCATCAAGACCAGTTCCAGTGCCGTCTACTGTCAGGAGGAGCGTCAGTATTTCGGCAGCAGTTTGATCTGCGGTAGAACCATCCTCAATATTTAGAAGCGTCCTAACCTGTGCTAATGTTTTAACTGCCGGCGTGTTGTCATTCGTTGCATACAAAAATGTTCCAGCATCGAAATCACTCTCCATAACCGCGCCAGCGGCATTAACATTTGTCGCATCAGTAACATCTGCTGAAGCTTCAATAGCGTCTATCTTCGTCTTGTCAGCCGAAGACATATATCCATCTGCACCCGTAGTCGCATTACTCCTATTTACAATCTCCCAAGCCCCATTGGCCCGCAGGTACATCTTATTATCATCAGTGTCATAATAGATCTGACCATTGGACGGGGAAGAGGGAGCGGTGCTAAGATTCTGCAGAACAGCATTTCTTAACTCATTTTTATTCAGGTCAATATACGACTCTAAGTCGATAGGGACCAAAAACTTTTTAGCCATTTTTCCTCCTAAACTATAATGGCCTTACCTGCAAAAGCATTATCGAATGTTACAACTGCTTGGTTCAACGATGTATAGGAAATGTCACCTATAACGTGTGTACCAGCAGAATCAATAACGTCTATTGATGGATATCGACCTTGATTGTGATTTATCGTCCATGTGGACGCAGAAATGGCCTGCTCAAATAACTCCGTGGAGTTTGTAGCAGGACCAGCCTCTAATGTGAAATCGAAAACTGCGGCAGTTGCCGTACCAGAATTGGTAACAGAACTACCTACCCCATTAGCTACAGTAGAAATTGTTCCAACTGATATTGTGCCAGAGTTGCCTTGCGGCCCCTGCGGCCCCGCTTCGACGTCAGTTAAAACTATCGTTGGCGAATCAGTCTGAAGATCCTGGGCGCCTTCTGTAATAACTAGGGTTTCATTAATCTGTTCTATTGTCAAAGTAGTATTGTCTTCTACAATCGTTAATGATTGCGCAGGGTCTTCAATAATGACCGTCCTGTCGTCTGCCACGACGGTCATGGTTTGAAGTGTCTCGTTTACAATAATAGATGTATCAGCCATTACTTAGTCACCTCTGGCGAAACTGTTACGCTGCCCTGCAGTAGCCTAGTAACAGCGCCTGCTGCAGTAATGATCTCCAGATCATACACGCCAGTATTTGGCGCAGCAAGCGCCGTTGTAACAGATGAAGCAATTGTTACAGTTATAACACCATTTGATGCAAGAGTAATATCGCTAGCACCACTTGTTAAGCTTACCAAAGTACTGGTTGCATCATAACTGGTACGTATCTGCATTCGGGCAGTGTGAGTGCTCAAATCGACAGCATTGCCGCCGGATTTATAAGTAAACGTTTTTGAAAACGTTTCGCCTTGATTGATAGTTAAATTGTAGCTAAAGGCCATAACATGATTGTATCATACTGGAGTTTTTTTACCAAAAGCTAATCAAGTGTAATGTCTAAATCATTTATTTCAATAGTAAATGTATCATTTAGAGCAACTGTCACCGGAGACGACAAAGCTCCATGAATCAATAAGTTGCCACCACTACCACTATCATATATACCTATATGTGTAACTGTAGACGCCGGCATACTCGCAAACGAGATCTGAGCAGAATTAGACGCGCTGCCTGATGCAGCGGTGCTAAATGTAATCTCCTGCCTTGCAATATTGATTTCAGTACCAGACGAGCCCGTATCAGTAGGGCTGCCATTGAATAATGCCAAATGCACGCCGCTAGGCGACGTATAGGCGTCATTCTTTAGTACATGATCAAGGAGTTTGTTTTCTAAATAATTAGACAGCCCCGACATAGATTTTCCCTACAGCCTACTCGCCGTAATGTTCCTTAACTTGCTTTTGAGTAGCCTTCTCGAACTGAGTTGAAGCCAAAAGCGACTCTGCAGTCGCCGCATCTACAAGCTGATACGGATGATCCCTAGTGAAGTTAACTCCTCCACTTATAGAATATCCATATCCGTGACGCATGAACAGCATTACTTCACCTGACGGAGCAGCCTTTTTAGGGGCGGCCTTTTTGGCAGGAGCAGCAGGAGCGGTTTCAGCCTCGGCACTCTTTAAATCTTTAGTTGTAACTGTATTCTTATCATCAGCCATAATCAACATGATAGCACATTGTAACATCAAACGCAAAAACAGCACACCCCCGAGCACATGTCGTGACCCGGGGGTGTCTGATGATTATATAATTAATCAATTATTAAATTATATACGCAAACTTGATCAGGTCCGGAGCTTAGTGTCCTTAACGATCACGTATGCTTCAGCGTTCTCGATGTTCTGAGCAACCCTGTTGTACTGCGTGTACTCAATTGTGTCCTTCTTCGGCTTGAATTCACGGTAAACCGTAATCTCGCGCTGAATACCAACAATATGATTGTTGGGGAAGGTCAAAATGATATAACCGTGATTTCCACTGGCACCACTATAGCTACCCGCGACTGTCTCTGGCATGAGGGGAACCTCAATCAGAGGGATACCAAACGGAGCAAGCCCCGTTGATCCGGGACCTCCGTTAGGACCACCCGGGTTGCTGTAGAGCCTGTCACCCATGGTAGAACCGGGTGAAGGCGCACCAGCAGTAGCCTCAGTTGCAGAATTTGGGTTCTGCAATGTGTAAATAGTGTCCTGAACAATGCCGGGACCACTAAAGAATCGCAACTCGTTGCGACGCTGCAGGTACTTGTTCGGCATCTTACGCAAAGTTGCGTCATATACCGCACGGCTAATGTTTGTTTCAGTAGCATGCGTAACACCACTGGCCGTACCGAGCTTAACAAAGCCGTCCTGAGCCTTAAGCAGCGCATTGCTGCTTGTGGTATCACCATTAATCAGAAGATCGTCCATGTCATTCGACGTTTGACGCGCCATGACCTGAGCAATATGATCTTCCAAGGAGTCACCAGCAATGTTGTCCTCAAGGGACTCAGTGCTGACCTCCCAATCCAACCGGAGCTTAACCGTTGACAAAGCAACCTTCGTAAAGGTCACAGCAGCGTTAGCACCAGTGTCAGTAGCCTCAGTTGCCTTTGCAAGCAAGCGACTTCCAACCGACAGCTTATCAATCTCCATAGAATCGCCGCGCATGCGAACAACTCTAGACTGCTGCATTAGCACAGACTGATCGATAACAAAGTCGAGGAAACGATTTGCCTGAGCGGGCTTTAAAATACCGCCAGAGGCATTGCCAACAACCGAGGTAGTAACCTCGTTTGCTTTTTGAAGTAGTTCTTCGTTAGCCATTATAATTTCCTCCTTATGACTCGTATCCAAGAGACTTGATTAAGTCCTGAGGGAGGAAAATGTTACCCCAAAATGATTCTGGGACATCCTCTTCGGCAATCTTAGCGATTACATTGGCCTCGTCTTCTTCTGTCTCGTCAACACTCTTTTTAATTGCACCGGCATTCTCAACAGTTTCAACACGCATGTTGATCCCGTCAAGGCTATCGGTGACTGACTTTGTGGACTCATCAACCTTAGCTGTGAGTTCTTCCTGCTTCTCAGTCATTGCATTAATGGCAGAAGCCAACTTCTCCTCGATAAGAGCCTCAACCTTGCCGGTCGAAGCCTCCGAATGGGAAGCAAGCTTTTCATCAATGACAGTACCTAGAGCCGCAGTGAGTTCATCGATATTCATATCAATATCATCTCCTTCATTGATTTCTGCTACAAGCGCAATCTCTTCCACCTCAGCAGTAATTTTTTCTACATCGTCTTCATCAGAATCAACAGAATCAATCGACTCCGCATTAGCGGGATCGTTCAGCCATGTTAAAAACCTCTGAAGAAGTGAGAGCTTTTCGTTCATCTCTACACCTTCGAATACCCCGTCTTCAGACGGGGCATCTTCAGACGTATTGATAACGTCCGTGTTTTCCATGTAAGTAACCATATCAGAACTATTGCTATTTTGCAAGTCTTTCGTTACAGTACAGTTACATTCAGTTTTTTCAATATCATCATGTGTGATGCAAACTAAAGTGTCACCAATATTGTGACACTCAGATTCATCAATTTCGAGAGCATAAGTAAGACCTTCGTCATCGGATTTGATTAATGTTATATTAGCAACCGGATTGGCAGGATTATCTACCAAGCTCAGCTCTCCAAGTTCATACTTGGTAACAACACTAACCGGTTGACCACGAAACTTTCTAGTCTCGTCATCTTTACGTTCCAAGATACGGCCACCGATAGAGAAAGCACCGAGGGTGCCATCCAAAACCTTTTGCCAAGTATCCTCAGCGCCCTTTGAAATATAAGCAGATACTTCCACACCACGATAGATGCTTCCATTCTGATTAATTTCAACCGGTCGATGACCAACAGCCTTGCCAACAGCCAGAGGCTGATGCATCTCGCGGATATTGCCTTGCCAATTTTTAAACGCAGTCGCAGATGCCTCAAAACTTACAACATCTCCAGACTTATCTATATTATCAGCAGTGGCAACACCAACAACAACCCTCTCCTCACTCTTAACGAGGGAAATGGGGAATATTAGTTGTAATTTATCGCCATGCATTATTATTGCCTCCTTGTGAAGCTATGAGCAACATTGTAACATAGTTTTATTTATGTTACAAACACTGCTTAGCCTACAGCAAAAACGGCCAGAGTAACAGACGCAGTGATCACTTGAAACTGAGTGTAATCACCGGGAATGCAAACATACTCCGTACCGCCAGCAGGAATCAACACAGACACATGGTTATTAAGCTTGACTGTGGCATCAGTCGATGCATGAGTATTATGAAAATAAATACCATCAGTGTGATGCGTAAAAGTGATTGTTGAATCAGTGCTATCTACACTGAGGTTTGAATACATAATACTACTATTTCCGTACATTTCGTCCTCCTTTAATCATTTTCACGAACCCCGTCTGAGTCTTGGGCTGTGCCCCTCTCATTGCTGGCCTCGGGATTCGCAGAGTCATCTCCTGCTGGGGGAGTGTCAGCATTGTCATTCCCCTCAGGAGCGCCCTCTGGCCTTTCTGGTTCTTCCTCTACCATGTCTTCACCAGTAAACGGATTAACACCCGTTTGCATAAGCAACTCCATTCTCCTAATATTACTTGGATATGGAAGCTCATCTTCACCGGCTTCACGGTCTGGAAGACCCAACATGTTCCGCACCTCGTTAGGTGTAAACACCTCAGTGCGGAGATAACGATCTCTAATCTTCGATTGGACATCTTCGTCAATCAAATCAATTTGTTCGAATCTAAAGTCTACTAGATCAGTAAATTCTTTAACTATATAGTTAATTCTCTTTTCTATAACTTTTTGATCCGGTCCAACTACTTGGACCTTAAACGTCTTATCTGCATCTCTAGCAACTGCTAGATTTGCATTATCATAAACACCAACCTTTGGCGCCGGTACCCTATTTGCAACTAAAATCTCATCACGATTAGACTTTCTATACTTATCAAACGATGCGTCTTGCACGTTGGCTTCAAGTTTCTCAAACTTTATATCCACATCATTACCAAGAGATGCAGGAAGAGGAACAATAAGAGTTCCATGGTTCCTGCCCTTAACCTCAGTTCTAAAATAGTTAACCAATTCTTGCTTTGACTTATTGCTAAGCTTGGCACCTTTAAGAATAATTGCATATCTCGGGATAGCCTTATTTTCAAAATAATCAATATTATAATTCTTTGCGTACTTGTCGCCCAAAATAGCACCAATAGCAGTTACAGCAGACGGTACTCCATAATAATTACTTGTAGGAGTGTACGCCTTAAAATGAATAATTTCATTCGGCCTCCCATCACTATTAATAGGATCTGATGTTTCTAGATCTTGAAAGTTTCTAAAGAACACAGATTGAATCTTACTATGTCGCGCAATCTGTACAAATCCATCACGCTGTCTACGTACTCGCATATTAATTGCTGGAATGTGGCCGATGTATCCGATCTTGCCAATGTTTGTTCTACCAATTTCTAAATATGCATTGCCGACGGTTAAGTAATCAGTCCACAACTTAATCATCGTTTCAGAAAACGTATCTTCAATATTTGAATCATCAAGCAAGGCGTATAGCTTTTTACGCTCTCGAGCCAACTCGATTCTAATCTTTTCCTTCTTTGGTGCAGTGTTTGCCTTCTCAACACGCCGCTTCGTCTTGTCGGAATCTTCAAAGGCAAATCCAAGAGCAACCGTGTTTGCTACACGAGCATTAATCGAGGCAAAGTGAGTAGTGTTGGTTTCGTACAGGTCAGCCAAAATGTTTAAATCATGCGGTGGTTCTATAACGTCATACAGTGCATACCCATCAATCGAATCTGGATCAACGTAGCGAGACTTGGCTTCCCCAACACCCTTGTTTGGCTTGCTAGGTGCAGCCTTCCGTAACCTCTGATACCGCCTCTTTGTCTTGGCGGACTGCTTGGATAAATCTATTTTCTTAAAAGGATCAGTGTTGACAAACTGACTAGTCACCTGTGTGTAGCTAACATCGTCAATTTCTACATCAGCACCGTCTTCTTCTATAAAAGATGTTTCATTCATGGTTCTTCCTAACCTTCTTTAGGTATCGTGTCGCCTTCCTTTTTCCATTCTTCTTCTTCTTTTGGTTCAGTATCCCGCCACCAAGTTCAGTTTCAATTTTTTGCGGATTCTTCTTGCCCTTATTCATCGAGCACCCCCCTTATACGGCGCCACTTCGATAATAGCATCCTCGACCGGATCAGGCAAAAGTCCCGCACCCAACCGGCCCTCCTGCTCTTCCCGTTCAGAATCAGACACCTTTCTAGCACCATCAAGCCAATGTGGCTTCCCGCCATTGTCATCTCCAGCCCAGTATCTGGCAGCCTCCGCCATCTGCGCTTCAACCCTGCGGTCACCCACCATGCCTTCAGCGCACATATAGTTTCCATCCCCATCCGCGATAAAGCCACCATCTGGCATTTTCCATAAACAAACGCCGAATGCTGACTGCGGTACAATGATGTTCTTGCGTTTTTGTGAGCTATGTGTACTCATCTAATAGCGATAGTATCATATTTCATCTAAAAAAGCAATTCAATCATCCAATACTGTATCAAAATCGTCCAAATTGTAGTCAACAAGAAAAAACGATTCGACAACCCCCGTGTCGGTTGGCATTCTAATCTGTACGGGCGGGTTGTCCGAAGCCTTAACTTCTATTGGCTCAACCTCTCCATCTTGACTTTCATACCAATATGTTGTGTATTCATCTGGTTTATTCATATCCTATAGGGCGCAAGACACGCAGTCTGGATCATCAATTCTGCATACAGCATCATCTTCCAACTCTAAAGACATTTGGTTTAAAACCTGTTCGCTTCTAGAGCTATCTCGATAGATGGTGATCCCCTTGCACCCGAGTTCGTAAGCCAATCTATACAGCTTATCTGTATCCTCAACAGAGAAGCTAGATGGACAGTTCGTGGTTTTACTAATGGCAGAGTCAACCCAACGCTGAATGGCCGCCTGAACCGCTACATGCTGCTCTGGCTTCAAGTCCATGGCTGTTACACAATAATCTGGAAGACTCTCAACGTCCAACCCGAGTTCCCCAATCACCGGGGCAGTTTCAACTTCAGTTCCAAGCCTAGAAGTTCGTGTATACTGCCAACTAAAGTGTGGCTCAATGCCAGTTGAAGTACCCATCATCGTACCAGTGGTGCCAGTAGGAGCCACTGTGAGTAAACAAACATTACGAACACCATACTTCTTGATCTGATCTCTAATATCTTCAGGCATTCTCTTCATGTATCCCGACCTGAGATACGACTCGGTATCAAACAACTTGAACTCCCCCTTAAGCCTTGCAAGATCAATAGACGCCTGATACGCCTCGACGGCCATCGTCTTGAATAGTTCATCAATAAAGATAAGGCTATCTTTAGATCCATACCTAAGCCTCATCTTAATAAGCAATTCACCAAGACCCATAACCCCTAAACCAATGCGGCGATTTCCACGATGATTCTTTTCGATAGAATCAAAATGATATTCATTGATAGTAATAACGTTATCAAGGAATCTAACAGAATTTTTGATTACATACCTGAACTCATCCCAATCAAACTCAGAGTCCTGATCGACATGAACAAACTTCGATAAATCGATAGCCCCAAGTGTACATACACCATAAGCCTCGAGTGGCTGCTCTCCACATGGATTAGTAGCAACCAGTGGAGCAAAATAATAAGAGTTGCTCATCTTATTTGACCTCTCCAGGAAGTGCAGTCCTGGTTCCGCAGAGGCATGAGCAGAGGAAACAATTTGATTCCAAATGTCTCTAGCTTTTACAGTCTTGTAAAGATTAACTTCTTTTCCTAATACATCTTGCCAATAATGCAGATTACCATCCCAAAGCTCATCGTATTCAGGATCCTTGGTATTAGGAAAAATCAAATCCCAATCAGCATCATTATCCAATGCAGTCATAAAAGAATCAGAAATACATATTGACATATTAGCATTTTCGAATTCTCCGGGAGTATGCTTAATGCTAATAAACTCTTCGATGTCTGGATGCCAATCATTGATCATCAGCATCGTGGCGCCGCGCCGTGAGCCTCCTTGTTCAATAAGCCCCGTAGAAAGGTTGTACATCTTTCCCCAAGAGACAGCCCCGCTAGAAATACCATTGACACCGATAACAGGAGCATAGCGAGGACGGAGAGAAGAAAGATTGATACCAACCCCTCCACCTCTCGAATGCGTTTCCGCCATCTCTTTGACACTATCAAAAATACCTCCACGGGAGTCTTCAGGACATGGTAGCACAAAACAGTTCTGAAGTGTCAACCCCTTGGTTCCTGCGCCGGCTAAAATGCGGCCTCCAGGGATAAAATAATCAAATAAAATATCTTTAAACTTGCGTTCAATTTCATCAACATCAGCAGGATCTTCACATTCGGCTAATGCACGAGCAACTCTATTTTTCACACTATCTACATCGTGTTCCAACGGCTTTGAAATCAAATCAATATCTACCACAAAAGTATCACCATGATACGTTACTACAGTAACAGATCGTCCATCTTCATTTACCTCACTAACCCTAGAAATCTCCTTGACAGGCCACTTGGGATCAGAGGCAACTATTGCCAACACCATATCCCCAACAGACACATCCCCCTTTGGGGCCTTCAACGCATACCTATCTAAAAATATCTTATATCCTTGATAGCCACTCTTGTGAAAAAAGGACGGAACCTTAATTGTTCCATCCTGTTCCTTTAACTCAACTTCTCCACGCTTAGCGGTATCTACGATTTCATTTACAACAGCCACAAATCCTCCTAAATAAATATCCGCACCCATGAAGTGGGTGCAGAAATACCATCTTAGCATGGTTCGGGTTCAGAAGCGAGTCAGCGACCTGCGGTTTTAAGAAATTTCTAGAAAATCTAGAGCCTCGTTAACGATGTCATCCCAAGTTTGATATTGATGTAAAACTTTGGCACCTCGCATGGTTTTAGCCTTGTACGGATAGTAGTCCTCAGCGATACTATTCATTAGTAATAGTAGATGGTCATAGTTTGGATCTGCTATCTGAGCGCCGGTTCCAACAAGATTAAAATCTTCAAGATCCTGCTCTGAAACATCGATCCACTCTGCGTTAAGAGGCATGGACAGATCAGCGAAATCGGCACATCCGGTAAGATTTGTGCAGATTGTCGGCATACCTGTTGCTATCGCCTGAAACGGAATCAACCCAAAACCCTCACCGGTTGTCGGATACACCATGCAATGACAATTGCGATATAAAGATATCAAAGCATCCTTTGGAATAAACCCATGCAACACAGTGATCTGTGGATGCTGTTCATATTCCGCTAGATTAGGAATGTTTTCTTTTACTCCAGCAGTTTTAAGAATCAACTGGAAGTCAGAATCTCCTTCAAAGCAATCTTTGAACGCTCTAACTACCATATCCATATTCTTTCTAGGAAGCTCTCCACCAACATGTAGGAAATAAAACTTGTCACCAATTTCTCTTTCCTCTATCGCCCAATCATCGGAGATACCGTGTGCAAGCACACGAACTGGAGAACTCAAGTTATAACTGTCCAACACTGCCTTGCACCACTCGCTAGTTGTCCATATTTGTTTACATTGATTAAATTGATCAACCCAAGTTTCAGGTATTGCTGTAAACTCCCACGGAGTATATCCAACTACATTTTCCATTTCAAACTGGAAGTAGTATGGTAAACAATAGTTTACGTGCCACTTAGTGCCAGTAGCGTTCCATAGCACCCGCTGCCCTTTACTCCTCAGAGATTCAAATATGTTCAGTGATACTTCAGTGTATCCTCTGCTTCTCCAAGAAGTTCCGGTAGCGTCCATAGACTGTGGAGTGAACCATGATATATCTGTTTTTAAATCCATGTAAGGATATTAATTCCTAACTCTGCAAACGCCAAAGCATCTTTCTCTGACATCCAGTATTGAATAGGCCTACGGCAGTACTGACACCTTGTTACACCGATATAGTCTTGATCTATCTTACAAATAGATATATAATCTTCATCGATTACAGGTGTCGGTGGACAATCATCGCATTCTGCTGTGGCTATGTATCTCATTCCCATAATATCTATTATACCTTAAATAGCATAGAAAGCTAGCGACTAGCTAGTTACTTGCTCGCGGGCTACGAAATCAGGGTAGCACGATTTCTGACGGGGCTGGTGGATGGTGAGAGTTTTTTTTCAAATGCCGTGATTTGAGCCAGTTTATGATAGGATGAGTACATGGAACGAGCCGTTGGAAGTTTTTTCGCTTATGTATTATGGGACCTATTTGTAGCGCTACCAGCGTGGCTGTCTTTCAAAATAACGGGTGTTGTGGTAAACTACTGGAGTATTGTACTAATGGTATGTGCGATACATATGCTTACTGCACCAGTTATTCAGGCAGTGCGTAGGGAGTAGACATTGAGAATCATTCCAGCAACCGGGCAAGACGTATCAGAGATTGAACAAATCTGCCTTACCGTTAAACTTCTTCCAGACAGTGAGGGAGAACTTAATCCGGTATTTTATATCATGTCACCGGGAGACGAATACGAAGTTAACATAATGCACCTTCGTCTATTAATCGGTGGACTGGAGTTGGGTATCTCCAGTTTAGATAACATGATTACTTGTATGCTTCAGGCTATGAAGTTTAATGCTATAGAAGGAATGAAGAATATGGGGCTTGGAGACAACCCCGTAGAATTAGAAAAGATCCTTAACTTTATAGCCAGTCTGGAGAATGACGATGAGGAACCAGTATAGTTCCGCTGCCGTTCTTGGTAGAGTCATAAAGGACTTCCCCTATCCAGAAAGAGATTGCTATCTCTGCAGCCGGCCGTTGCAATTAGTCAACGCTATTCATTCTGATCAAGATGTGCATCACTACAAGGCTATTTTTGTGTGCGGGTACGAAGCCTGCCCAGCCTTTGACTATGAAGGAAGAAAAGCGTATGTGAAACTGTACTATTCTTCAGAAGAAGCACATATTGTTTTTGAAGATGTTCTGCTTCCAGTGTATGGGAGAAGGCAAAAGAGCAACGATGACTGACATGGGGGAGGAACTGTGAAAGACTTTGCACTAGTTTTATTATTAGCAGCGGTATTCTTCTTTGCGCTAAAGCATACGTATGGAAAGCCCAAGGACGGTGAATAAAAAGTATTTAAATACTTTAATCGATGTTATAGGGTATCTTGTAGTTATGGCTCCCCTGCTACTAATTACAATGCTTGTTGTAGCAGTAATGAATTATTGGAGTTCTTAAAAGTTGGTCATAGATTCTTTGAATTATAATTCTACAGATAGTACAATAGAGTTCATACATCGGAGGACTAGGGCGCTTAAAGCCAGCCTCCGGGGAGGACTCAATGGATGCAACTAATTGGTTTGGCCTATTCGGCCTAACCATTACAAATATTGCCGCAGTTTGTATTGTATATATTCGCCAAAAGAAATATAACAATCAAAACTATGGCGTGAAGAATGGGCGTGGAGATTTATATAAGCAGGTAGGGCAGTTATATGACCTTGTTTACAGGGAACTAGGTGGAGTTAAGGAAGACGTAGCAGAATTGAGAGGCATGTTTACAGTGCATATCAATTCTGAGGTCTTGAAAAATTCTTAGCTCACACCTGAAAAACAAGTGCTGTACCTACCAAAACGGTCAACTCAAACTTATTGACCATCACTGGATCTCAACCGACTTGATGACATCATTAACCAATGGTCAGCATTTACAATGGCTATGGTGTATCAATTGTAATCTATACAAGATGGATAAGAAGCCGGAAAAAACCTAACGCCCTTAAATGCTTGAAATTTAATTTTAGATGTGTTATACTGTTTCGTAGAGAAGCCCCGCGTCTTCGATTATTTGCCTTAGGGCTCTAATTGAATGGTATGGGGCTCCTCACTAATGATATGGCTGCAAACAAACTTTTTCATTACAATGCCCATGTTGATCGAATAATTGATGGAGACACCATCGATGTAACCTTCGATCTCGGGTTTGACATTCTATACAAAGCTAGAGTTCGATTCGCAGGAGTGAACACTCCAGAATCTAGAACCAGAGACTTAGAAGAAAAAGCTTTAGGTCTCGCAGCAAAAGAATTTGTTGGTCACTGGATTTTCGAAGAAACAGGAATGAATCCTATCATCGAAACTAGTTTAGATAAAAAAGGAAAGTTCGGCCGCGTTCTCGGACGCATTTTAAATCACGACGGTCTTTGTTTAAACGACGTACTGATCGAAGAAGGCCACGCCGTGGAATATTTCGGCGGCTCACGCTAAATCCCCCTCAGTTCCTCCACATCAACCATTCTTTGTGATACACTACATTAGTGACATGGCTATACACCCCCGACACTTATCACTCTGCTCTGGTATCGGAGCAATCGACCTTGGACTTCAAAGCGCACTCGGAGTTAAGACTGTGGGTTACGTCGAAAGGGATGCCTTCGCTGCGGCCATTCTCGTGGCGAGGATGGAAGAACAGACAATGGATGTCGCGCCTATTTGGGACGATATTGAATCCTTCGGAAGCGCAGAGTGGAGTGGATGCGTGGACATCCTATCTGCGGGCTTCCCCTGCCAACCTTTTTCGTATGCCGGTAAGCATGCAGGAACAAACGACGAAAGATGGCTCTGGCCTTACATTTATAGAATTAGTCAGGACTGCGGGCCGTGCCAAATCTTTATTGAAAACACGCCCGGTCTCGTCAGCAGAGGCCTTTATGAAATTCTCTTCGATCTTGCCGAAATGGGGTACGCTGCGGAATGGGGTCTGTTCAACGCAAGTGACAGTCAAGCGCCCCATAAACGACAAAGGCTATTCCTTCTTGCCCACAGGGAGGACATCGACATTAAACCATGGTTGGATAGAACGCGCCTGTACACACAACTCAGAAGACAAGCAATGGGCAACCCCAACGGCGAACATGTGGAAGGAAGTGGGGCCGAATATCGATTGGATGAAACGAGCGGAGAATCGTATTACAAATTTGACAGTTCAGGCTGTTTTGTGGCCAACCCCGAATGCGAGGGATGGGAGTCGTGGACCAGAAAGCTTGAAGGACGGACGAAGGGAAAGTGGTCACAAAGGAAACGAGAATCTGGAGGGGGCAGCACTTTGGCCAACACCAACAGCAAGGGACGCTGGAAATTCTCGGAGAGAAACAGTCAAGAAGGACTCTTGGAAATCAAAGGATGGCACAACACTTACGGATGCTTCCCACCTACGAGAACAGATGACGACGCGTGGAGCAGATGGCTTGAATCAGGTTTACCTAAACCCACAGTTCGTGGAGACACTGATGGGTCTGCCTTTAGGGTGGACCGACTTCGCTCCCTTGGAAACTCAGTTGTTCCACAATGCGTAACAATGGCATACAACGTTCTATTGGACAGGATGACATCAGACCCTGTTCCGGTAAGATAAAAAAATAAAAGGAGAAAATAATGACAATTAATGTAACATCTATTAGTGAAGGCATTATCCCTGATTGGCCAACCATTTCTCAAAATGGTAATAAAGAATTCTCTAGGTGGACAGGAATGGCAACCAAGGATAATAAATTTGGAGGACAAGTCGAAATTCATCAATATACTGAGTTTGCTACTGGCACTTATGATAGCGAACGTGAAATTGAAATTTGGGATTATCGGGTACATCCAAAACAAATCTGGTGGACTCAGGCCGGTAGATGGGGTTGCAGCATGCTGGTTCGATGGGATGGAGTTGGACCTTGGTGGCAGGCTATTCTAAACGTAGATCCCAACTACAGGGAAACATATCCCTTTATCGATTACGATGGTCATATTGGTGATATTACATTTAAGTTTGAAGATGATGTCTGCGATGCTCTCGCATGGGTCAGTGAAGAACAAGGTGACGCAGATCATAAATATAGCGAATACCTGTTCTGCCATGATCTTGTAGATTTATATATGGGATGTTGCGGCAGTAATCGAATTGTTGATGAAGGTTGGATAGTGATGCGCGAAGGGCCATTCGTTACTGCTGTCAGTAAAGAATTAATGAAGGAAACAATGGAACAACAAAAAGAACTAAACGCACGAGGCCTTTTCGATGCTCATCCACCGTATCGCATAGGATAAGATAATGGGCATGAATGACGCTGAAAAAGAATGGACCGACGCCCTACACAACCGATTTATTGAACGAGCCAACGTTATCAAACAAGCAGGCATGCCTCCACTAGAAGGAGAAATGCGTCTCAAATGGATCAAACAACGAAACCTTGACTACCAAGACTTCTCAATAATTAGCGACTGCGAAATTAAACTTTCCAAAGGAACACTCACCTTCACCGTTGACCTACGCCCCCAAACCCCAGTCACTATCCCAACCGACGGAGCTAAAATAAAAATGTCTCAATTAGATTCAAAATCAGATCTCGAAGCCTTAATCGCAGACGCTGAAAGGTTCAACTAAAATATGGACTTTAATGAATGGATAGCAATAGGAATTAAAGAAAACTTTTGCGGCCCGCCAGTGTGTAGCACACACGATGGGATTCCGTCATCTCATGAAGAAGACGAACTTTGGGAAAAAGAAGATCCATGCATTCACATAATTCGCCCATACATAGATTTAGAACACAAACAAGCAATTGAAAGCAATCATTCTCCGTCAACATGGCGAGACATTTGGACACATATAAAATAACATGGCTACAGAAAATAAATCTTGCGTCTGCGACAAAAACCACGGAAAATTTTTAGGAAAACTAATATTTAGAAACGGTGCAGAAAATTATTTATGGGCCTGCAAAGAATGTCTCAGACCCCTAAAAAGCGGAGTGTATATTTCAAAAAACGCAGCCAACAGATACATCCACCTTGCAGACGCTCCAATCATTGACGATCATCGAGAACTAAACGAAGACACGCTATGCAGTTACAAGGGATGTAAAAGTAAAAATATAGAATACCATCATTGGGCACCCAAAGAAATTTTTGGAAAAAGAGAAGCCGACCATTGGCCCGTCAGTCCACTATGCACAAAACATCACAGCCTATGGCATGCCGCCATGTACGACGGCTTCTACAACATTTCCGAACACTCCTCCAAAGAAGACATAACTCGAGCATTAAGTTTTTTACAAAATCCTCCAATACCATAAATCCAACGCCTGATGCTGATCCCCAAAGACAAAAAGAAAACAGAACTAAGCGGAGTCATTCACTGCAAACGATGTTTGTGGTATATTGGTAAGAGACTACTTCGCGACCGAGACAACATGTGTCCAATTTGCGATAAAAAAATAAAGGAGGAATGATGAACGAACGAATTTCAGATGAAAGCATTTCAGAACTAAACAGTTCAGAAACAAGCATCCATCTCGTACTCAACTTCTGGATAGACCACGAATGTTTAGACACCCAAGACGAAATTGACGACATGTTGGAATACTGCCGAAGCGGAAGCTTCGGAGACTGGACAGACGACATCACCGACATTTTAATGGGAATCATCCACGCCGAGTTCAACGACCCGCCCTACGGAAGCCCCATCAGTCAACTACCAAGACCAACCGGAGTCATGCTAGACACAGGCGTAACATATGACTAAATACCAAATCGGCGCCACAACATTCAACCTAGAAGCCCCACAGCTTCCAGACACCATATCAGACCTCCTTATCGCAATCACCATAGGGCTCGCATTAGCGACCATCCACACACACCTATGGTACACACTATGGACCTACCTTCTCGTCAACACCGACTTGACGAAGATTTAAAAAAAAATTTCAAGAGTACAATGAGGACACATTCTTTTGGGTAAACGAATCGGAACAGGAAACCAACAAGGAGAACTCCCGCTAAACCCCCGAGCCAAAAAACAAGGCCACCCCATCATGTACGGCAAACCGCAACCCGTCACACACTTCGACCCATTCCCCGACGGAGGCGGCTACCCCAAAGGATTCATCGAATGGGCACTCCAACACATGAACGCCCAACCCGAACAAATCCTCCACCTCTGCTCCGGATCAGTAAAAACCGGAACAACAATCGACATCCGGCCACAAACAAACCCACACATCGTAGCCGACTGCCGACAAACACCATTCCCCGACGAAACCTTCACACACATCCTAGCCGACCCACCCTACAGCCAAGAATACGCAAACAACCTCTACAACACAGCCAACCACTACCCCACACCCTACCAAATCATCAAAGAAGCCTCACGCATACTCAAACCAGGAGGACTCATCGGACTCCTCCACACCCAAATACCAGTAATACGCAAACCCATGAAAATACTCTCCATACACGGCATAACCCTCGGCTGCGGATACCACATCAGAGCATGGACACTACTGGAAAAACAACCCACACACCCCCAAAACACAAATCCCCTCAAAGGCCTCTAACAGCCCCCCTAAGAGCCTCCCACACACAAAACGTACCCCACCCCACAAACACCCC